AAATGAAGGCGCTGCCGCTGTGTAATTGTAATTACCTGCAGGGTTGCCGATCGATGCCAAGCCGCGGGCTGCCCGGTCTGCTTCTTGTGCCAAGTACTTTAAGGTATCGGCGGCTGCCAACTCTGCCTTCATTTTGGCTGCGTTAGCCTCATCAAGCTGCGCCATGCGCTTAGCAGCTGCATTGGCATCCTCATCCATAATTGTAAGCAAGCTGCGGATGCGTGCCTTTTCAGCTTCATCGGTTGAATTAGCCAGGGCTGTCTCTAGGTTGATGCGGTCTACGTCAAACTTCTTTTTTAACTGGTCTAACTCTGCTTGCTTTTTCTTGGCTGCTAACTCAGCTGCAGATAATTTTTGCTTTTCTTTTTCCGTAGTGTTTTGCTTTTTGATCGTAGCAATTAACTTAGCACGCTCAGCCTGCTCAGGCGTAAAATACATCGATGTAGGGCTAAACGGTGCATTTTTTAACCGTTCCTCGCGGCCTATTTTAGCCAAGTAGCCGCTGTTCATAAATGCACTAAAACCTTTTGCTAATAAACCCCCGGTCTTAGTTTCATTTTTTAACCTGCCAAATAATGTGGCTACGCCCAGTAATGCATCCGATGAACTCTGCGCAAATTTTTCCATTTCGGCTGTAGCCTGAGTAATGCCATCGGCATCGCCTAGCGCCGAGATGCTGTCTAAAATGCCCTTGCCGATAATTTCCTGGACATTGGCAGACGAGACCGCTAGCGCGTTCATTTGACCTGCATAGGTTTTAGTTGCAGCGAGTGCCTGGCCTTTAAAACGGCTGGTCAAGGCTCCCATGATTTTGTCCATGTCACCGCTAGCTAGGGTGGCTTTATCTAAACCTGCGCCAAGCCGACTCAACGCTGTGGTTTGGCCACCGTATGCTTTTGCCAGCGCTTTTGATACTTGCTCGACTGAGGCAGATGTACCTTTTGAGACATTGAGCGCTAGTTCTAATCCTTTTTGGGCTGTAGTAAGTGACCCGGTGGCGTTAAGCAACGTCTGAAATGCTGGCCTTAACTCGTCATCAAGTACCTTGTAAGTATCCTGCAACCTGGCTATAAAGCCTTCGGTGGCTATTGTGGCAAATCCGTTGCCAGTATTTTTAAGCGCTATCGCTAGCGACTTGGCTGCCTTCTCATCGGCTGCAAATGCCTTTACGGATGCCTTGCCAAATGCGTAGATTTTCTGCGCTGCAAATAAGGTGACAAAAGATTTTGCCAAATTGTTTGTAGTTTTTTGAAATGCTGTTAGCTGCTTTTCGCCCTTTACTAAGGCTGATCCGTTCCACTTGGCAATAGCCGCGACTACGATATTTGACATTATGCAGCTGCCCCATATCTACCTACGGCCATCCCGGCGTTAAACTGACCGATCGCTACATTTAAAGCCAGGTTTACAGCTCTTGCAGCTCTGCCGTTGTCCTCATCCCATGCTCGATAGATCAAACGGCCGCGCTGGTCTGTGTTGCCAAATCTAGGGTCAGCTGTGCCACGTGTGCCATATAGCGGCCCAAGCGGCTCTAAGAATTGAGCACGCGCATTTGGGTTAAGGCTGCGTGATGCTTTACGAGATGCAGCTAAGCGGCCAGATGTTTCATAAATAGCACCGCTTGCAGATGTGTTAGCGATGTAATGCGTTACCTGAAATCTGCGCCTAAATTTAGCGCCTGCTACTTCGCCAGAATTGTTAGCACCCTGACGGTAAATAATGCCTTTTACAACTTCGGCCTGATCGTATTTTGGAAAGGCCCGGTATTTTCTAGACTGTGGGCCAAAAGCATCTGCTTTAGTCCAACCGCTTAGCATTTCGCTATTGGCAGGTGCATAGGCCTGAGCCTTTTCAAGAATAGGCATCATGGCTGTTTTTATCTGCATATTCATTTGCTTGGCTAAGTCAGGGTCAAACTTACGCATCGCTTTAAGAGTGGCCTGTACGCCTGTGACGTTTACTGGCATTGGCTCGCTCCTTTGCTCGATCTCCTAATACTTGCAGTACTGCTTTAAACATGACCTCATCCATCGCCAGGACTTGATCGGGGCTAATTTTTAACTCAATAGCCAAACTAGCTACCAGGTAAGTAAACGAACCCCGATCTATCCTTTTGGGCTTTCATCCTCGATCACTTCGACCGAGATTAAATCTTTAAGGAAATCGTCACCAAAAGGTGGGATTACCTCGGTACGCATTAGCGCATTGTGAGCCAGCCAGTACAAGTCGCTATTCTTTTCGTGCTCGCGTAGCTGCTTGTATAGGCCTTGCCCTGCGTACTTTTCAAACGCGACTTCAACCACCGGGGTAATACTTACGATGCTTTCCCCTGTAGCCCTTACGATCTTTAGTCGTGCCATTGTTTGCCCCCTAGTTAATTAAAACGGTGTTGATGCTGAATAAGCTACTGCAGATGTGCAGGTAAAAGTCATAGATGAGCGTGCAAAATCTTCTGGCCCACCTGTACCTACTGGAGTCAAGTTATTGACCAAGATAGATACTGTGTAGGTTGGATTTGCAGCGCTAACAGCTGTTCCCTTTACAGGTATAACTATTGCAGTAACGCTTGTGCCGTATGCGGCTTGCAAGGTTGCCTGGACTTTTGCAGCTGCCCAGTCATTTAAGAAGTCTACGGTTAGCGTAGATGCTTCTAGACCCTTGCTAAATTGGTGAGAAGTTGCGCCCATCGCTGTGGTCTCTACTTCGTCAAATGTCTGCGTAAGAGTAATGCTCGTTACGTACTCGCTAAGGTCTACGGTGGCAATTTTCAGGCCAACGTTATTATCTAGATAAATTGCCACGTTTTATTCCTCATTATTCTTAGTAGTTTTGCCTGGAATTGGCAGACCAAGTTTTTTTAATACTTCGATGTCTGCCTCGGTTATCTGTTGATCTGCCATGTTTAGCTCCAAGTGGTTAGTACGGTTATTGATAGGTCTGCCATAAGCAGGCTCCCACTTTCAGCGTTTAGTACTGTAGGCGCTGAAATTTGGGTAACGCTAAATACGATCGCGCTATTTGCTAGCTTGTTAAATACGGCGATCATTGTGTCCTCGATGCCAGCCAGGTTGCCCTGGTTATCAAATGCTGGCACCGTCATAGTTATTTTAAAATTTGCTTGTGGCCTAATAGCAGCTTGATTAAAGTGGCCGTTAGCAGGCACGATGTACGGATCGGCTGGCGATACGATTACGCTGTTAGCCATAATGGTCGCGGGCGGGTAACTGAAAGTTTGCCAGACTCCGGCATTTTCCAATGCGCTTGCAATAGTTCCCCGTAGGGTTGTAATGGCTACGGTCACGGTCAGCCCACCATTGATGCGGGCGATAAATAAGGGGCTAGTAAGCCTCTAATTTTGCCGATCATTGTGTTACCCATGCGGTAAGGGCTTGGCCCCATATCGACACTTACGCCGCCTGACTGGCTGACTTGGCGGGCTTGCCAGATGTCTACTGCCAAAATCATCGCTGCTTCGCGCACGCTGGCTGTGGTGGCGTATGAGGCGGTTTTGGTGTCCTCGCCTGTGGCTGTGCCGTAGGGCAACACGCGCCTAAAGTTTTGATCGGCGGCTGTCTTGGCATACTGGATGAAGCTGTAGCCTGCAGGGTTTTGAAAATACTGCAACTGCAAATTGAAGGCTGGCAATATGTTGCCTGTGCCTGTACTAAAAGGGATCGTGCCTGTAATTGTATATGAACCGTTAAATGTCGAACCCGCCCCGGCGATCGTTACTGTTTCAGAAGTAGTAAAGATGCCAGGGTTGGCCAGCATTACGGTAGCCACGTTACTTACTAACGCAGTTCCCACTACCGCAGCGCTATCGAACCATAAAAAACTATTAATTTGATCCTGCGCCGCCTGGCAACACGTTTCGACATCGCTATCCGAATATAAACTGCCTATGCCTAAATTCGCGCGTAACTCAGCGACCGTTACGTACGTTGCTGGCATTGTGTACTCCTTTGTAAAAAGGTCGGTGGGTGCAAGGGCTTAGCACCCACCGACTTCTAGGGTTTTTTTATGTGAAGTTGTAACGGATGATGCCCTTTGGCATCTTGGCGATAGTTGCCATGTATCCGTAAATTGCTACCTGTACCTGTAAGTTTGAAACTACGTTTACAGACATGTAAGCCTGTGGTGACTGGTAAACGGTAAATGCCTCAGGTGCAAGAATAATTGCTGAGTCATCGACTGTTGTAGTGGCTGCGAAGTTCTTATCGACATAAAGATCGAGTCCGAGTACGTTGCCGCGGATGCTGTTGCTAAATACGTTGCCGGCATTGTTCATAGGATTTGCCGCCGTATAAATTGGCCGCCCGGTGCTATCTGTTGCTCCGAGAAGTAGTTGCCATTGTGAACCATTGGCTATGTAGTTATTAGCGAAGTAACCAGTAGCTTCATAAACCAAACGTGCAGCCTCTGATGTGTAGCCAATAATTCCCGCTGATGTTGCAGCCTGTGCAGTTGTAGCAACTGTTCCCGCAGTAATTAGCGCCGCGTTTACTGTTGTATCGATAGTCTTTAGGTAAGCGTTTTGTAGTTGGTTAGTCAATTCGCTAAAGAAGTTGCCATCACCATATCCGCGCTCTAATAGCTCGATGCTGATCGTGTTCATACCTGAGTACTTTGAAACTGTACCTGTTAGGTAGGCAGTTTCCATACCTGTATTTTGAACTGCGCCTGCTTCGGCTTCAACTGTTACAACTGGTGCAACACCTGTACCGCCGCCTGCAGATGTAACCAATGAAGGTACGTTAATGGTCATGCCATTAGCAGGAAGTGTGCCACGTGAACACGCATCGATAGATGGTGTGCCGAAGCGTGTGTTGGTTGGAAATTCTGATAGATACTGGGTTGGATTAAAACCAGGGTTAGTCGAGAAGCTGTCATCGGCTGCAGTTACGTATAGACGTGAGTCATCGTTACCTAGTGCAGCTTTGATCTTGTGCTCGGTGTATGCGCCCATCGATGTGATAGGTGTGCGTACTGTCTGGCTGTTTAGTGCTGAAGGAAGGATAATTTTACGAGCTGCTTCTACTACTGGCGTAGCCGCTTCCTCTGCCTTATCCTCGCTTGGATTTTCGGGGGCTGTGGTCACAGCGGCCTCGCTTTCTGTTTCGGTCTCGGTTTCGGTTGTTGTGCTTTCGATATGTGTAACTGTGGTGCTTACTTTCGTAGATGTAGATGCTTCTACTTCTACCAATTCTGCTTGCGCAGAAATACTTTGCACGGCTGCGCTAGAAAATGCCGCGCTTTCAACAAGCGACACTTCACGCAGGGATGCAGCCGTGACCAGGAGATAACCATCTTTAGGCTCTGATGCTGTTACTTCAACACCAACGGATAGGCCATCCATTAGTTGCTCCTGGGCTAGCAAAATTGCATCGCTACCGGCGGTGCTACGGCTTACAGAAAACGATGCGTACATCCCGTCACGATTAGACTGCATTGTGCGCATACGCCCTACAACTTTTGAACTGTCGTGAGCCATAAGTAATTTTACTTTGTTTACATCTGCAACTTTGATGCTGCCTTCTTTAAATACAACCTTGCCCGCGGATGTATAGCCCACTTCACCGTATGGCGCGATCTTGCCACTAATTGTGCGGCCTGCTTCATCGGCTGCCGTAATGTTTGCGCTAAAGGTTAATATCATTTGATGCTCCATTACCGTAGGGGGTCATGCTTTCCATTTCGCGTGCTGTCTCAACGTCAATAAGTTCTAGCTGCAGCATCTTTTCAATAGCAGTAAGTCTTGCCATTGTGTCTGCACGTAAAAACGTTTCATCGACATTGAATTTTACAATGTTGCCATGCGCAGTAATATCATCCATGCTTAGGCGTTCCTCTACTGCACAGATGTAAGGCTGCAGGCTGTACGCGACATACTCTTTACGGCTATCTAAAACGTTTTGATAAGTCATGCTGTTATTCATATCGCTGCTTACCATAAATGCAGGCACGTTCATTAAGCGTGCGATTTCCGTAGATAAATACTGGCTTGATTCGTTGTACGTCATTTCTTTAGGCGAAAATCCTACGGTTTGATAATCTAAAGTAGAAGTTAAATATGCAGTACTGCGATTTTGTCTAGCCGATTTGAAAGCAGCTAGCAAACCTTGTACTTGCGCTTCAGGTAGGTCAGCCCCCTGGTTCCGAATTATCCCGGTGGGCATCGGTGTTGCTGCACTTACCGCGCTGGCCTTTTGTATGTCGAGCGCTGCTTGAATTGTGCGAGCACCTGTCTCTAATACGCCAGGCAATAAACTTTGGAAAGTTACAAGCGAGCCAATTCCAGACATCGGTAATTTTTGTCCATCAACTGAGTAGTACTGCACTTCATAACCTTTTGCATCTGTTGTAACTGTTACGCGAGTATTTGCAACCCACTCAAAACCTGATGGGCGGCCATCATCTGCATACAACGATGTCACACGCCAGTAAGCAACGCCGTAAAAAATTAAACTATCAACTGTATAAGCAAGTGTTACTGCACGCGGCTGGCGCATGTCTGGTTGATCTAGCCATACTGGAGACTGCAACTGCTCACCTGTAGATTTTTTGTAAAGTTCTAAAGGTAAATAACTAATTACACCGCAGACTAAATTGCGGCAACGCGATACGGTTGCAACCTGCAACGCAGTAGCGCGATCCATAAGACCTGCGCCGTATCCGTTGCTATACATGCCGCCAAATGAATACTGCCCGGCACCAAAACGATCCGACATAATTGCAGGGGCTAGCTGTGCATCAACCTGCACTTTATCTTTACTGCGGATGCCTATAGCTTCGAGTAATCCCATGAGCAGATTTTCTCAAAAAGTCAAGCATATTTATGGAAAGGCGCGCCACGCTTAAATGTAGATTTTGGCCTCACTAATTGGCTTGGATAAGTGCATCACGGCCATAGCCATGCTAATCGGGGCGGCCACGCTGCCCTGTGATTTTTTGCGCACGATACGCCAGCCGTGCTCTTTGCTACTGCTAGCCACGTTATTCATCTGCTCATCAAGCTCTGGCTGGCCGCCATGCACCACGCGTTTATTATCGATGGCATCTTTAAAGGTCGAGCACGCGGTATAAAACTGAGCACCGATACACGGTTCAAGTTTTAGGCCGCTATTTACAAGCCGCTCGGCTATGGCAAAAGTCGTATACGAGTCATGCAGGATTAATTTAGGGTGCCACTTATCGGCCAGCTCTTTTATATCTACCGCTATTTGCAGTTCATTGACAGCTACTAAACTTTCCCAGGTCTTAGCAAGTGCCAGGCCTATGCGGCCATCGGGTAGCAGACTAGCTGCGATAAGTGAGGCTGATCGGCGGGTATGCGGGTCTACGTCAAATGCGAACATCGTAACCATGCCCGGTGACATGACCATATCGGTATCTGCCAAATCTTCCCATGATCCAGGTGTCCAGGGGCTAGTCATGCCAGTATTTACAAACTGGCACAAGGTTTCGGTACGTGCTGCCATGATCGTGCTAGTTGCGATGGTCTCCTCAATGGACTCTTCCGAAATTAGTAAACCGAGGCTTGGATTTGCCTGCGCCCATGCCTGGCGATCCCAGATGTCGCAGTTTTCATCCGCGCTGTACTCGTAAAACCCTAGCGACTTAGGTGGCTTGGCCATCGAGCGCTCGCGCATGTGTATCAGCACATCGCTATCAGCTGCGCCAGCATTGGATGTATAAAAGCGCTGCGAGTTAGGCCGTGTAAGCGTGGTCGATTTACTGGCATCCATCGCGGCCTCATTGACCTCACGCAGCTCATCGATCCATAACATATCGGCGGTTAAGCCACGGCTGGAGTCTGAGTTAGCAGCTACAACTTCAAGCACCGCGCCATTTTCTAGGATCAGGCGCTCCTTGCCGTTGCTCTTACGGTAGGCGTTTTCGATCTTGCCATCTTTAACCTGCGCTAATAAAAATGGGTTACGTGCCACGATGTCTGCGATAATCTCTAGCGAGCGCTCAGCCATGCGCCGCTGGCTCGACATCATCAAGATATTGCGTTCATCAAAGCAAAACAGACCTGCCAGTACACGCATACGCAGCATGTGCGATTTACCTGACTGCCGGGCGCAGATGAACAGGCTGGACTTCTTAATAAATTTGCCTTGCTCATCAATGGAGCACATATCGTCAAGAATTATTTTTTGCCAGGGTAAAAGTGGCTGCCCGATCTTTTCGGCAAGCTCAGCGATCTCGCCGCCGCGGGTTTTGGTCTTTAGCCAGGGCGTGTGAAGGCGTGGGTATAAAGCCCCCACGAGCGGCGGTGGACTTTGTACCAATACTGGCTTCATCTGGCTAACTTTCCTTCGTCATCGGGCCTGTATGAACCTTTGTTACCGTCTCAGGGGAGATACGCAAAAG